AGCTGCAGCAACTATGGCGGCTGCGAATTCCGCCACATCTGCGCCCGCAGTCCATCCGTCCGCGAGCAATTCCTCAAAGGCGAATTCACTCGCGGGAACATCTGGAACCCCCTGAGAAGCCGCTGAGGTGTATCATGTATAGAACAATTGAACAGCTTCCTATACCTCGCCGACGGGGAATGTCACACTGACCTCTATCCCGAAGGCGCCGGCCCGGACACTGTCGAGGCCCTCGCCGAAGCTGCGGGTGAAGCCGCCTACAGTGCCGTTATCCACTTCTACAAGGAGCTAGCCGATGGCCACTCTCGATCAACATCAGTCCAGTAAGTATTCCAAACTAATCTTCATCGGCGATAGCGGCACGGGTAAGACCGGCGCCCTTGTCTCCCTTCTGCAGGCCGGCTACAGCTTAAAAATCCTTGACATGGATGACGGCCTTACCTCCCTCGTCCAGTTCGCCAAGGCCGCCGGATGCGACCTGTCCAAGGTCGAGTACGAAACCCTCCGCGACGAGTACAAGGCCTCGAAGGCCGGGCCAGTGCTGAAGGGCCAACCCCGCGCATTTGTCCAAGCTCTTGAAGTCCTCACGTCGTGGTCCGAGATCGACGATCCCAATTGCTTTTTCATCATGGACACGCTCACCTCATTCTCCAAGGCCGCGTTCGAGTGGGCCAAGGGCATGAACCCGATGGCGAAAGACCCACGCCAGTGGTATGGCACTGCGCAGAAGGGCGTTGAGGATACCATCGCACTTGTGTCCGGCCCGCAGTTCAAGATGAACGTGATCGTCACCTCCCACATCAATTACAAGGAGGTGATCGAGGGTACAAACAAGGGCTATGTTGCTGCAGTCGGTACGGCCCTCGGTCCCCACATCCCGAAGTATTTCGACTCTCTAATTCTAGCCGAAGCAATAGGCAGCGGCTCGAATGTCAAGCGGAAAATCAAGACCTTTCCGACTGGCGTTATCGACCTGAAGGTACCCAGCCCTTCGATCGAGGCGGATTATCCGCTAGCAACAGGTCTTGCATCAATCGTAGCCAAGCTCAAGGAGCAATAATTATGGTATCATTCCTCGACATCGCCAACAAGAAGGTCGAAGAGATCGAGCGTCCCGCCCTTCCTCCGGTCGGCACCTATCGCTGGTCGATCACGAAGCTGCCCGAGACTTCCAAGTCGCAGGACGGCAAGTGGGAATTCCTGCGCATCCCGTGCCGGGCACTCGAGGCCCTCGACAACGTCGATATGGATGACTACAAGGGCGACGTGAGCGGCATCGTGATGTCCGTCTCGTTCGTCTTCAATACCGAAGATGAAGCCGAGTTCGAGAAGACCCTGTACCGCACGCGGCAGTTCTTCGAGAAGCATGTCGGCTGCGTCGAGGCCGATGCGACGATCGCGCAGATGATTAACGCGAGCGTGAACGGCCAGTTCCTCGGTGACATCGCGTGGCGCCAGGATAAGCGCGACGAATCCGGCGAAACCATGCAGGCCGACATCGGCCGCACGGCGCCTGTGGCATAACAGAAACGTAATGTAACCTCTGCCGGGCGGCCCCCACACCTCATCCCCCGCCCGGCAACTTTTTGGAGTCTCCCTCATGTACCTTCTATGGTCCGGCAAGATGCAGGGCTGGCTATCGACCGCCGGCAATTACGTTTCCGACATGGAGCAAGCACTCCGCACCGATCGCGAAACGGCCCTCGGCTACTGCCGCAAGCACAAATCACAGGCCGGTTACCAGCTTCTGCCCGTGGCCCTCGCTGATCTGGAGGCCGTATGACCTCCGGCACCTTCACCTCCTACCCCATCGCTGCAATTATCATTGATCGCGCCAACCGCCAGCGCCGCGAACTCCGCAACATCGAGGAACTTGCAGCCTCCATCGCAGCTCGCGGCCTGATCAACCCCGTCACCATCACGCGCGAAGGTGTGCTGATCGCAGGCGAGCGCCGCTACACCGCGTGCCGCTCCCTCGGCATGACCGATATCCCGGCCCAGTTCGTCGACGATCTTTCCGAGTACGAACTCCAGTGCATTGAGCTGGAAGAAAATCTCAAGCGCGAGAACCTTACGTGGCAGGAAGAGGCCGCGGCCATTGCCCGCCTGCACGAACTTCGTACCGCCAACGAGCCGGGCTGGACCGCAGAGCAGACCGCTGATGAGGTCGGCCTGTCTTCCCGTCACGTCAACCGTAACCTCGCGGTTGCAAAGGAAATGCAGACCAATGAAAAAGTCGCCGCCGCCGACAAGCTCTCCGCCGCCGTCAACCTCGTCGAGCGATCCACTTCCCGCCGAAAGGCTAACGCCACCGCCAGCATTGCAGCCGCTTTTGAAGTGCCGACTGGCGAGCCTGGGAGTGAAGGAACCGACGATAGCGGAGTACCGGAAGAAGTTCGGAAATCTGTCCCCCTCATAAACACCTCCTTCCATGATTGGCAGCCCGACTATGCCGGCCCTCGCTTTAACCTTATACACTGTGACTTTCCTTACGGTATCAATGTCGCTGACAGTCCTCGGCAGAACGCAGCTTTGGCCGATCACTACGACGACAGCCCGGACGTTTATTGGCAGCTACTTGCTCGGCTTCGCGACGCTATGGATAATGTTGTTGCCGAGTCCGCCCACCTAATCTTCTGGTTCTCGATGGATTTCTATCCCGAGACCCTGGCCCTGCTCCGTGATATGGGCTGGACCGTCAACCCCTTCCCCCTGATCTGGCACAAAAGCGACAACGCCGGCATCGCGCCCGATCCCCAACGCTGGCCAAGGAGGACATATGAAACAGCGCTTGTTGCTTCTCGTGGTGACCGTAAGCTCACTAGCGTGGGTCCTCGCAGCAATAGCTTCGCCTTTCCTGGTAATCGCGATGGCGCTATCCATATTAGTGAAAAGCCCGAACCCGTCCTCCGCCATTTCCTATCCATGTTCTGCGACGAGTACTCCATCGTCCTCGACCCCACCGCCGGCAGCGGCAATGCCGTGAAGGTGGCGGAAGGCCTCGGGGCGATGAGCGTCTTGGGATTGGAGTTGAGTGAGGAGTTTTACGAGGTCGCTGTTGCTAATTGGGAGACGCAAGATGGACTGTCCTAGCTGTGGGGTACAACCAGGAATGTTGCACCAAAGCTGGTGTCAGGAACTTCAAAAGCGACTGAAAATTCCCGATCCCGTCAACCACCCCCCTCACTACACCTCTCACCCCAGCGGCATCGAGTGCATCCAGATCACCGAGCACATGGGGTTCAACCTTGGCAACGCCCTCAAGTACATCTGGCGGGCCGACCTCAAGCATGATGCGCTCGAGGACCTGAAGAAGGCGCGCTGGTATCTGGACCGGGAAATCGCCAAGCGCGAGCCCAATTGACACCCATCCGACCTTGTGCTACCATTGACCTTTCGGAGTTCTCATGAACATCTTCCTTTGTGGCGAGGCCTATGGCGAAAAAGAGGACGAGGCCAAACGGCCCTTTGTCGGCGCATCGGGCTGGCTTCTCAACCAGCTCCTCGCCCACGCCGGCATATCCCGCCAGGACTGCTACACGACCAACGTGTTCAACCTCCGTCCGCGTCCGTCGAACGACATCAAGAACCTGTGCGGCGGGAAGGCCGATGCCCTGCCAGGTTATCCCGAGATCGCCAAGGGCAAGTATATCCGCAAGGAATACGGCCCCGAACTGGAGCGCCTCTATGAAGAAGTCCGCACTGTCCAACCGAACCTCATCGTCGCGCTCGGTGCTACTGCTGCGTGGGCCTTCATGCATTCTCGCGGCATCAAGACCGTTCGTGGGGCCGTGGCCCGCACAGCTCCCGGTGTTACATCGCGTCTGGGCCGAGAGTATAAGGTCTTGCCGACTTACCACCCTGCAGCCGTGCTTCGCGATTGGTCGTCAAGACCTGTAGCCACCGCCGACCTGATGAAGGCGGCGCGCGAGTCGCTATTCCCTGAAGTCCGCCGGCCCCGCCGCCTGATCTGGACGCATCCGACACTTGCCGACCTCCTCGACTACGAGGCCCAACACCTCAACGGCGCCGCCCGCATCGCCTGTGACATCGAAACCGCCGGCACCCAGATAACCTGCATCGGCTTTTCCCCGTCGCCTGACAGCGCCATCGTTATCCCCCTCTTCCGCGGTACGAATGACCACTACTGGTCCGACCCGGCAGAAGAGGTGGCGGCCCTACAGATCGTCCAGCGCTGGCTCGACACCTATCCCTGCGTTTTCCAAAACGGCCTCTACGACATGCATGTCATGTGGAGGTACTATGGGCTGCGCTTGCGCCACGACACTGAGGACACGATGTTGATGCATCACGCATATATGCCAGAGCTTCCCAAGGGCCTAGGCTTCCTCGGTACTCTTTACTCCGATGAACCTGTGTGGAAACATATGCGCACGAAGGAGATGAAGCATGACTAAAGGAGGTAATTGATGACAAAACTAACCGCCGAGGAACGCGCACAGCGCGAACGCGAGGCCCAATTCGCTGACGAGGCGTTGCAAGAAGTCGCCCAATTCGCCCGGCTTCGCGAAGCATTCCCGGACCTGACCGACGCCGAGATCGCTCACCGTATGGCGGCCGAGGTGAAGCAAGTTAAGAAGTTGAAGAAGCTGTTGGAGAAGTGACATGGAAAATTTTACCAAAGCCTGCACCCGTACCGAGTCGCGCAACAATCCCCTCGGTAACGAGCGTGACAGCCGCCTACTCCACGCCGCGATCGGCATTACCACCGAGGCCGGCGAGTTCTTCGACCCGCTTAAGAAGTATCTCTACTACGGTAAGCTGTATGACGAGGTCAATCTCCGCGAAGAACTCGGCGACCTGCTGTGGTACATCGCGATCGCGTGCGACGCCCTCGACACCACCATCGAACTTGAGATGGCAAGGGTTCTCGCCAAGCTCCAGACCCGCTACCCCGAAGCCTTCACCGACTACCTCGCCCTCAACCGGAACCTCGAGGCCGAACGCGCCGTGCTGGAAATGCCGTCGGGCAGCATTGAGGTCTAGACCATACCGGGCCACGCCGTCCCGAACCATACCAACCTGAAGCGGCCGACATACGGGCTGGAG